GCCGATCCGTCCGAGTTCAGCGGCATCAACCGGGACTGGCATGATGCGGACTATCCGTTTCGGCAAAAGCTGACGTTTGACGGTGAGCAACCCGCCCTCGATGCCGGTTATCTGGTTGCCGCCAAGATCAACACCGGCAATCGCAGGATCGTAGCCTCGAATGGTAATTTCAATGAGTCGGTACAGGCCAGCGGCGGCTTCTCTATTGTGCGCTACGGCGGCAAGACCCACATGGTCTATCTCTCTAAATTGGACAACGCAAATCTCCTCGGCATCTGGATTGTGACCATCGACCACGTTACCGGCGAGGTCGGTAAACCGTACAAGATATCTAACGCTGGAACAAGCAGTGACACCCACAATTTCGGGGTCATCGAGGTTGACAATGACGGATATCTTCATGTGCCCTATGGCTGTCACAATAGCGCACTCAAGTACCGCCGCTCGACATTACCGAATGTATCAGGTTCTCTTTCCGGTGACCCTGAAAGCGGCAATTGGGGAAGTGAGGTCGAAGCACCGGGCAACAGCAACTACGCCACCTATCCGGTGGCAATTACGATCCCACACACGGGCCGCATTTATATATTCTTTCGTGGCGGATCACTGGAAGGGCCCGAACGCTGGTCATTTATCTACAGCGACAACAACGGTTCGACCTGGTCCGGAGCGTACATCCTCATCTACGATCAGTCCACCAACCACAAGCGCGTTTACTGTTATGGCGTGCGCTACGATCCGAAAGCAAAGCGCCTGCATCTGTCCTGGACGTTGAATCACACCGGCGACGTCGAAATGGGAATCTGGTACAGCTACTGTGATTATGACGAGACTGACGGTTCCTCGCTTGACGTCGGTTTCAACATCTGTCGTTGGGCCGACGGCACACTGGCCGGGCGGACGTCAAACGGCAGCGATGCCCGCACACCAGTATCCGGCTGGGTCGGCAGCAGTGCCGTCAATCCGATAACAACCTCAGCGGATGAGTTGTCGCTCGTGTTCTCCGAAACGCTTGTTCTGACCAAGTCCGGTGAGCCGATCATCTTCTGGGAGCAGAAGTTCGATCAAGCTGGTACGTTATACGCCCATCAAACGAATGTGATGTGCGCCAAGTGGGTTACTGATGCCTGGGTGATTATTTCTGTTTCGGATCAAGTCAATGCGAAACTGCGGGTAAGACGCTCCAGTCTTGGGGGCATGGCTGATCGGGACGGCACGATCCGATTGTTCATGCCTGTTCTGGCGCGGACAGAATACCGCTTCCTGGTTTACGCCGTTGTGGATGTCATTGGTACTGTAACAAGGGCGTACGGCAGTAGTTATTCCGATATGGTCAACGAGGGGTTCAGCCGTATTGACCAAGATACTTGGCTTAAGATTTCCGGCGATGGTAGTAAGGTCTCCTTCGATCACACCACCCCCGATCCGACTCAAGTGAGCAAGATATTCTTGCTTACCATCAGGGCCATCGCAAAGGTCACCGGAAGCGATTCCACGGGCACATTCTATATCAGCGACGGGGCTACTGACGACGATTCATCGTCGATTGATTTCACCACCACCGATATCAAGGAGTACACCGCCGAGTGGGCCACGAATCCGTTCACGTCGGCCGAGTGGGAAGTTGATGACCTGGCCGACTTGGAGTTCGGACTGCATTGCACCAGCGCCAACGAGATACAGCTATTCCGCGTCTTCATGGAAGTGACGCTGACTAGGGCCAGCGATGATGAGTATTTCGCCTCGGAGATCCACGAGCTCATATCTGCCGACGACGGGGAGACCTGGACGATCAGGGAAGTATCGCGCAACAGCAGCCTCGCCGTTCCCATAATGAACCACAAGCATGATCTCAGCGGCGACCTGATCGAGGTGATATACTGTGCTGGCAATGATATCTTCTACCTGACGGACAAGCCATACGGTCTGATGTTGCCGTCCGGACAGGATATCCGCATTCTCTATGGCACCGCCGAGATAGATCGCGTTGTGGCCAACCATTTTAATCTGCACGAATCCTTGATACACTTCAAGCTCCAGGAGGCCCTCACCGCTGGTGCGTTGGCCGGTGCCAAGGACTATTACATCGAGTTCGGTAATCGCAATGTAAGCGACCAACCCAAATCTGATCCAAATACAGTTTACTTGTTTTTCGAGAGCTTCGAGGAATGGGATAACGGCACCACCATTACCAGTTGGACGGTAATCTCAGGAACGGCAGTTGCCTATGGATCACCGCCACAACATGCCATCAAGCGCTACGCCGGCAGGGTATCAATGGCGGCAAGCGGCGCTTTTGAAGCCAAGAAGATTATCGGATCCGGTCTCACGAATCTTTATGTCGAGGGTTCCTTCTGGTATGAGGGCACAGGGGCCGGGCAGATATACATCGGAGTGCGGGATAGTGGAGGCAATGAGTTCCGCATCGGTCTGAACTACAGCACCAGCAAAGCGACGTACTATGACGGCTCATGGCATGATCACAAGACCAAGATCGTCACGCGCGCCAACAACATAAGGTTTGCGTTGCTGGTCAACTCAACGGGCTGTTCCGCCTGGGCGGATGGAGTGAAGATATGTGATGACGTTACCTGTCTCACGTCTGTTGACGAGATCAGAATCGGAGCACCGGGCCTGACCTATTTCGACTTCATCAAGGCGTGGCATAGCATTGCGGCGCACGACACGGAAACGATAACAAGTGGTTTTACGGACGACAACATCGTCACGATATTCCGACCAGCCTGCCGATTAGTAAGATAGCGATCACGCTGGAGGTGTCGGCGGGTACGCCCTTAGCTCACTGGCTCCATTTCTGGATTTGTAAAGAGGCTACATACAATCCCGGCACGGACGATGTCAATATCGAACGAGACATAGGCGGGGATGATAATACATGCATCTGGTCAGACAGCGGCGCTCCGCAACAGAAGACGTTTATTTTCGATTCTTCATTGCATTGGTACGTGGGCGACAACCCCCATCCGGAGGACAATACCACTGATGAATATGCTATGAATGTGGATGAATACGCATCAGAGCCCAAGCTTAACTGCAATAAATCAATCAAGATTGACTGTTGGTGGTCGACTGGCAGCCCCGCGATCACCATCAAGGAGATCAAGGTCTACTACGAGCGGCGTGATCTTGAGGTCATCGTCGGTGGCATGGAAGCACGCGGCTTCTACTGCGATGCCGCTCTTCTGGGTTCCGGCATATTCCAGTTCGGATCTGACGCGAAACTGGAGGGCTCCTTCATCCGGTCGCAAGCGAAGATGCCCGTCGAGTCGCTGAGAGGTCTGGCCGCTAAGTCAGCATTGCCCGTGTCGCATGGCCAGGGCATGAACTGTCGGGGCACGGTGTCGGTTGAGCACGGCTGCTATCGTGAAGCGTATGTTCAGTGCGTGCTTGCGAACCTGCAAGGCATCAGTCAGGCCGGACGATTCCCGCTTGGCTATTCCGGTACAACCGCCGTTCACTGTATCGTCAACATCAGTACTCTCAAGGGCCTCACCCACGAAAACGCAGTCAACCTGGACTTCACCGGCGGCCTGAAGGTACTGGCCTTGGTACCCGTGGAACATGGCCTAAGTGTTCAACAGGATGGGACACTTGTTATGCAATGGGACGGAAGCGTCAAAGTCGCCAACGTTGTCCAGATGGAATCGATAGCCGCCCTGAAACATCCGTTGTCACTTCCGGTGGAGCATCTGCTGAAACTGGAGACCGTGCAGGAGATGCTGGTCGATTGGCTTGGCAGCCCCAAGATATCGGGTAAGGTTATCCTTGGTTTTGCGGGAACCTTGAAGGCTGCCGGCGTTGTGCAGTTAGAGCAGGCCGTGATGTTGTCGGCACGCAACATCTTGTCGTCAGAGTTCGGTGAGCGGAAATCAGCCGAGTCAAGCGTATGGAGCGAATGGGGTATCAACATACCCACAGAGATCATCATCCCGATTGCCTTTCTCGGCAGTCACGAGCAGACGGCTAAGATGCCGGTCGAACACACTCTGGCAGCCAAGATAGAAGATATCGTCGTCACCGAAATCGGGCAGATTATCAAGAGCGATGCGGTGATGCCCGTCGATAGTCTGGCCTCCTTGCAAGCCGCCAGTATCGTACCGCTGGGCTGGACCGGAGGCATCTATGTAGACGCCTACGGTATGCTGCCCCTTGAGTGGCGCGGTGGCCTTTCGTGTAGCTCGGTTGTGCAGACCGATTATCTCCAGGCCGCCAAACTCGAGCCCCTGCAGGTATCAATTGAGTTTGGAGGCGGAGTTGCAATTCAGTCAGACGTCGGTTCCGACTGGCTGGCGTCATACGAGACGGTTCATCAGATCTGCCTCGAGGCACAGATAGTCGTTGAGTCCAGTCTGCAGATGCTGATCGAGATTACCGAGCAGAAGTATGCGGTTGGGCAGTTACCGATTGACATCCGCAAGGGTCTGGCGATCATCGGTCAACTCCCGATCGGATGGGCGGGTAATGTGTTAGTGGAGGCGCAGGCGAGTTTTCCTATCGAGTGGGGCATCGCATTGCAAGCTGATGGAACCCTGACAATTGAGCATCTGAAAGCAGCAACGTTAGGTGCTGTTTTACCGATGGAAACGGGCGGCGGCATCCGGGCGGCGGCATCACTGCCGCTTGAGAACGTGAAAACCCTGGCAAACCTGATCCAACAGATCACTATCGAATCACTGGACAGTCTGGTCGCCGAGCACAACCTGAATCTGGAAATCGGAAGCATTACCGAGTCCGACATCCAGCTTACCATCGAACACCTCATTGAATCCACTTCACGGATACAGATACCCCTTGAATGGACGCAATTCGGTGCAATGACAACCACTCTTGCCTTACCCCTTAGCTGGCAGACCTCGCTGGCCATTCAGGCTGAATTGCCGGTCGAACATCGGAGCAGCCTCGAGGTCGTCGGCGGTCAATTGCTGATTGACTGGGGCAGTAAGGTTCACACGACTCACCAGATTGCTGTTGAATATGGCGAGGCTATCACGGTTGCCGGCAAGTTGATTGCCGAATGGCTTAGTGCAATTGAGGCTTACGGTAAGCTGTCTATTGAGCACCGGGGTAGTCTGAGCGCCGCTTTGCGGCTGGATATCGAATACGGTTCCGCTATCGTGACAACTGCCGCCTTGCCGCTTGAAATCCTGCGTGACCTGGCCGTCCAACATCAATTGCCGATGGACTGGATCGGCTTCCTGGTCACTCTGCTCACGGTCAGCAATCCGCAGCTCAAGCTCCCTGGTGCCCTGGGAGCATGTATAGCACTGTCGCAGGTGAAGAACCATCTTCTCAAGCTGACCGAAGCCAACGAGGCGAAATTGAGCACAGCCGGTTATCGCGACGCAGCTCTCAAATTGATCGACGAGATAAACGCAAACCTGCGTGGAGGTTGAGGATATGGCCGTTCCGATAATGTTGAAAACCGACCAGAACAACGACATTCCCGATGGCAATACCGCTCTTATGGAGTTCACGTTGACCGACTATGATCATACGACGCCGGTGCCGGTCAGTTCCGTCGACACCGCGACGCTGACTCTCTATCACAACGACACGGGCGCGATTATCAATAGCCGGGACGATGTGGACGTCAAGAGCAAGCTCGACGCCAATGGGAAGTTTTCCATGATACTGGACGCGGATGACAATGTCATGATCGCTACCGGGGATAATGTCGACAGCGAAGTACATTCGGCCCTAATAACTATCACGGCAACCGGTGCTGAGGGAGCGATTGTCTTCAAGCGCGAATTCTGGATGACAATCCTCAATCAACAAAGAGTGCCAAACTACGAGGAATCCGAGGAATAGAAAACGGGATGTTTTTTTAACCACCAGTAGTGCGACCACACTAAGCGAGTACGCACTACCATAGGAGAGAGGAGACATAGGATGTCTGTCGAAGCCAAGAATATAATCATCCATGGCTCAGCGACGATGCCGGATGACGACAGCATGACCAACATTGGCGGAGCTATCAACAAATCGGTCAAAATGACTTTTCGTGAGCTGGAGAACACGGGAATCCTTAAGATCAGAAGCGAGAACGCCGGGGACACCTCGCAGTCAATTACCGTCTACGGACGCAACGCAGCAGGTGAAAAGATATCGGAGGCTATCTACCTGAATGGTCTGACCGGGGTCCCCGGCTCATCGAGCTTCGAGCGGATTATGAAGGCCATCAAGAGCGCCACGACCGTGGGTGCGGTCGCGCTCTACTCAAGCACTACTCAGCACTCAGGGACCGCTCAGGGCGGAGGGGATGACTACATCACTCTTTCGTCCGGCGCATCCGGAACCGACAACGCCTACCAATTCGACGTTATCATCCTCACAGCTGGTACCGGAGCCGGCCAGATCAGAATGGCCGTCAAGACAGAGGGCACCTCGAAGAAGGCCTACGTCAAAGATTGGGACACCAACCCGAATGATACCACCGAGTACATTATCGCGCATGGTATCGTGTTCGACAAGTCCCCGAACGAGATTGATGAAGTCCGCCGTGAACCGTTTGATGCGGCCGCCAACCCGGCTGGCGGAGCCACCAAGACATACTACTTCAAGGTTTTCCCCTACAACGAGCATTCATCGCTGGCCCTGACAAATGCCATAATCGATGAGGTCGATGAAGGGTTGTACGAGAAGGCCGAGTTTGCGCTTGAAACGACTCTCGACGGTTCCGGCACGAACGGAGCCGGCAACAATCGGCAGGTAGCGCCCTCAACCGGCATTGGCTCGTTTTCAAGCGATCCCAAGGACGTGGCCAACGACCAGAATTTCTCACCGGAATCCGGGCAGGGCCTCTGGATCAAGGTCACGCTTGCGGGCGGTGAGGCGGCCGCCAAGGGATTCTACAAAATCGAAGTCTCCGGCCAGAGTACCTGATGAACACTGCGGCTGCCAATGACAAATGGTCCGGGTTAGATCGGTTATCCCTTCCCGGTCTGACTCGCGACCAGGCCGCAGCTGGGCTTGAGATTGTCGATAACCTTCTCGGACTGGTTTGTGGCTGCGAAACCTGCAAGGCGGGTGAGGGCAAACCAATACCCGGTGAGAAGGAAATGGCCGAGCTCCTGCTTGTCGAATGGGGCAACGGCTCCAAAGCCGCCGTGAAGAAAGCCACCGCATTGCTCAACGCCAAGACCGGGGAACTGACCAAGCGGGAAATGGCCGCCTTGCTCAAGATCATTCCGAAGTCGCTGGCCGCTAAGTTCGTAACACCGGTTGCCAAGAAGCTCCCGGAGATCATGACCAGGGGCTACAAGAAGGCAAAGAAGAGCCTTCAGGCGAAGATGATATGGGAGGAGATTGATGACGAGGCTACCGCCTGGCTGTACGAGCATCACATGTACTGGATCGGTAATTACTACGACAAACACGTCTCGGAATACCTGAGCAATGCTGTCGCTGAGGGAATGACTGAGGGTCTGGGTCGTGAGGCAATTGGCAATAAGCTGGCTGACTTTTTCGATGATTATCCGGGCGTTCGGAATAAGCCCCTGACCTACTGGCGCGGGTTCGCGGCCAACGGCATGAACCGGTCGCGCAACTTCGGACTCATCCAGGGCTACACCGATGTCGGCGTGAAACAGCTTGAAGTGCTTGCGATACTTGATGAAAGGACTTCTGCCATCTGTCGTGAGCTAAACGGCCGGATCATCCCGGTGAGTCGGGCTGCCGGCCAGCGCGATGCACTCATGGCCGCCGAAGATCCCGAGGACGTCAAGACCATCGCACCCTGGATTCCAGTTGAGGATGTCACTGGTAAGAGTACCAGGTACATCATGGATCAGGGAGTCATCATGCCACCGTATCATTTTCACTGCCGCACGACAGTGGTTGAGAGGGCTTAGTTATCCACAATTTCACAAAAAAGACTACCAAAACCAAAGGTTATTGTTAAGTGCCATAATTATTACAACTTAGCAAGCCCCTTCGAAGCCCCTTCGAAGGCCCCTCGAAGGCCCCTCGAAGCACAGATCCAGATCCAGATCCAGATCCAGATCCAGATCCAGAGAATACAGAGGGTTCCACGCGCCAAAAAATCACGCCTAAGAATTAAATCCAGTTTCACAATCGTACATCCCCAACCGATTGTGATTGACGCTTTTCTATTGCCACGATAATCAGTGCAGAAAGAAATAGTGTGAACGCACTACATGGAAGTTCCAGATAAGGAGCCACAATGACTGCAATATCAAAAGGACAAGCACCTAACGATGGCCGAGGTCAGGGCAGGGGAATGCCTGCCGGTGGCCGGGCCGGACGCAACACCGGTCGTTGTAAAGATGGCGGAGTCGGCTATGGGCGTGGTGGCGGAGCGGGGAAAGGCAAAGGTAGGAAGTAATTTATAGATGACAGACTACAACGACAATGTTTTCAGGCTATCCCAGGGTTCGGACGTGGTTCGCATACGCGCCGGCGCGCTGGTCCAGCTCTTTGTGAGCGACACGGATACGCTCCAGTGGGAAGGCAACGCCGATGCCGACGGAGCCTTTGAAGTTTCATCGCTGCCCACTGGCAAGTACGATCTGAGAATTGACGGCAGCACGGTGACGGTGATCCAGCACGTCAAGGCCGATCATAGCCACAAGCCCGATCAGTCCTGGGGGTTCTTCAAGAGCGGGGCCATTACCGCCGACCAGGACGAAGTCAACTCGATCCCGATCTATGGAACCGACGCAATTGGAACCATCGAGAAAATAATTATTACAGCCCAGACCCTCGACGCGACGGGTGACGTCACGGTTCACCTGCTCAAAGGCTCGGATGCCGGCGGTTCCGTGTTGACGGTGGGCACCGATTCCGTCTGGAATCATCGCATCAATCCCGGCAGCGCTCAGAAAAGATATTTTCACCAGGACAACAATCCGGGTGTCTCGCTGTCCGCCGAGGAGTGTGTGACAATCGGAATCGACCATACAGCCAATGTCGTCGAGGGCTTGACCGTGCTGGCGATATTCAGGCCCACATAAACGAGGGATGGTAACGACATGCCAAAGTCTAAGAGTGACACAACCGACCCGGAAGCGAAGTATCGCCTGACCAACCTCAATGTGGTCGAGATCGCTTTCGCGGGCAGCCCGGCGGTACCGAAGGCGACCTTTGCCGTGATGAAATCTACCGATCTGCCGGAAGGTAGCCAGCCGGTGTTGAAGACCATGCTCTTCAAGAAGGATCCCGTCAAGAAGCAGGTCTACGGGTACGTTCTGGTTCCTGATGAGGCGGACCTGCAGGGGGACATCATCAGCAAGGAGGACGTGGAGATAGCCTGCCATTCGCTGCTGATAAACCTCGCCAAGAATCGACAGAAGGGCGAGGGGGCATCGGAGAACCACGAGATATTCAGCCCCAACATCGGGCAGCCCATCGAGAGCTGCATCGACAAGGCCGGTTCGCTGGCGCAGGCTCACGGGGTCGATCCTATCCCGGGGGCGTGGTGGCTCGGGATGCAGTGCAGCGACGAGACCTGGAAGAAGATCGACGACGGTGAGTTCACCGGTTTCTCGATCGGCGGTGTGGGCAGCCGCGTGCCGATCGAGGCTACCGCTCCGCAGGCAAAGAGTGATTCCCGGGATTCTCTGACAAAGGCGTTGACTGGTTTCCTGGCGATGCTCAAAGGCGACGCCAAGGTCTTCAGCGAGGTCAGGGAGGAACGCGACGCCTGGGAGGCGCTGTGGGGTAGTATGGCCGCACTGGAACAGTCTATCTCCAGCATTTACTGGGATGACACGGTGGAGGATAAAGCGTCCATGGTGGCGGCTTCGATCGATCAGTTCAAGGTTGCCCTGGTGGCATACTTCGCGGTTCAGAAGGCGCTCCACGAGTTGAGCGCGGACAATATCGAGGCCCTGGAGAACCTGGCCAAGGCCTCTAAAACTATTAAACCCCTATTGGAAAGAATCAGCAAACAGGATCCCTTACTCACGAATGGAGGCGAGGACATGACCACAGAAGAGCTGAAGGCCCTAATAGCGAAGGTTGACACCCTGGTCAAGACCGTCGAGGATGTAGCTACACGCGTGGGCACCATCGAGGAATCGCGCAAATCCGATGACGGCAAGAAGACCGACGATGACAGCAAGACCGCCGAGGCTCTGGAAGTTCGTCTCAAGATGCATGATGAGCTCTCTAAGTCGTTCGCTGATCTCACCGGCAAGCTTGATGACATCGGCAAGCGCCTTGAGGTTCTTGAGAAGACACCCAATCAGCCCAATGGCAGCAGCGACATTGGCAATGTCAATGATGACAGCAAGCCCGACGGCAAGGCAACGACTCTTGCCAAGGCGACCGTCGGCGTGCTGGGTGGTGTCGCCCCGAAATAGGGGAGTTTATTTGCCCGGATATAGTGCTGGCACACTAAGGGTGCAAGCACTACCCCTGAAGGTTCTGTATGGAAACAATGAAGGGCACAGTTAGACTGGAGGAAAGTCACAATGCCTACCAATTCTGAGTTAATTGCAGCCGCGCGGATGGCGCTCAACGACATGATCGTCGGCAAGAGCGAAGGGGGCTCGCTGAATCTGACCGAGACTCACTTCAACCACCTGATCCCTCGCGAGCAGGTCGACGCCCTGATCGATCTCACCCAAGACCATAGTGCGTTCCTGAGTTCGATCAATACCGTGACCCGTCAGCAGAAGAAGGGAACCGTCCCCATCTATGACCTGACTGGTGAGGTGATGGAGCATGTCGGCGAGCAGGATCCGACGGCGGTGCACACACGGTCGACCACGACCACAGTTCCTTACGTGACCCAGAAGCACAAGTGCGAGATCACCATATCGCACGAGGAGATCGAGGAATCGAAAGCCGTCCCGGGGCTGGGGGACATGGAGACCAAGGCGGTGGAGACATTTCTCAAGCAGCTCGGCAACAATGTCTCCGACGTTGCAATCAACGGGAATACCGCCTTCGCCGCTGCCCCGGTTGACCGTCGTCAGCGGATGCTCAAGGGTGTCGACGGTGTCGATGTCCTGACCCAGGCGGGATCCAATGTTGTCCACAACAACGGCAAGGCCTTCGCCAAGGAGGTCTTTGACGCGATGTACGATGCTATCCCCTGGAGGTATCGTCGCAACACAGATGCTCTGCGCTGGTGGTTGAACAGTCGCACGATCAACAACTGGAAGAAAGCACTGGTAGCCCTGGGCGCCGGTTCGATCCTCGCGGATCGGGCTCTGACGGAAAAGGAGGCTCCCGGTCCGAGTGGTATTGCGCCCTGGATTGTCCCCTACGTCGGCGAGAATGACGGCCCGACCGCCATCGCGCCCACGAGTGTGGCGGACAACACGACCACTCTCCAGGCCGTGCTGACGACCCTGGTCACGGCGACTAATCCGATCAATGCAGCTGCTGGTGTCGGGCGCCGGTTCAAGATAACGTGCAAGACCACCGGCCATTCCGAGGTCTGCACGGGTATCCTCGATACGACACTGCGCATCAATACCGTCGGTCTGCTGGGCCAGACGGCCGGTTCGGTGAGCACCACCAACACCGACTACGAGGTCACGACCTTTGACGAGACCTCAATCTACCTCGGCGATCCCAAGGCCATCACCTTGGTCTGGAACGGCGAATGGCGCTCCAACCGTGAGTGGAACCCCAAACTCGACCAGGCCGAGATCACGATCTACCTGGAGTTCTGCGTCTCCATGCCGGTGCTTGATGCGATCGTGAAGTACACCAATATCGCCACGCCACCCATCACCTGGTAAGAAGGGAGCGAAACAGGCTATGTCACGGAAGTTCATATTTACCTGTAAGGCGGCCAGCTACACTCTGCCCGGCGGCGCTCAATACGTCAAAGGGCAAGTGATAGAAATGTCCGATGATGATCCCCGCATTCACCTACTGCGTGGCAACGCGGCGTGGGGCGTGAAGGCGGGGCCTGTCGAGGCCTTGCCTCTGGCCACGCCCACGGAAGATACTGGCGGCGAGAGTGGCGGTTCCCAAAGCGTGGAGAAGCTGTTCAAACCGCCAATCGCTAACGCCCTCAAGACGGCCGGTTACGACACCCTCAGTGATCTGGCGGACGCGGACATGGACGAGGACAAGTTGCTGGCTATCGATGGCATCGGCCCGGCCTCAGCCAAGAAGATTCTGGCTGAGATCGAGAGTAGTCACTTGCCGCGCGGCGGAGCTCACGAAGACTACGAGGGCGAGCTCATATAGGGCCAGGGTGATGAGACAGTGAGACTGAAGTTGAAAACGAAAATAGGAGACAAGAACCATGTCACATGACGTTGGACGAATGGGTTTTGGCGGTGTCCCCGGCGACCCCGTCGAGGGATACCTCTTCAAAAATGCCGCTCACGGCTACTTTATAGCCGACGGCACGACCGGACCGGCACAGTTGACAGGCACCGGCAATGGCACCTTCTACTATGACAATACCGCCGGCATTGTCGTGGTGGACGGCACGGCTCTTGACGTGGCGGCTGCGGCGGACACGCTGCTGGAAACGGCTGCCGATATCTTTGATAGCGGCCAGTCCAGGATATACACGATCATCGCCTGGAAGAACCCCTCGACGGGAGTCGTGGCGATAAAGGTCTGCCCCGGTACAATAGCGTTAACCGCCGCTATCGTGCCTCTGACTACGGCGGAGATCGAGGCGATGCTGCCGCTCAATGCCAAGTGGATAGCCCTCGGTCAGACGACCATCAACAGGACTGCGGACACCACCGCTACCCAGACGGCCACAACCAACCTGGTACGGCCTCTGTATATGGCGTCGTAAAATCGTCAGGACTTTGGAGTGGCTTATATCACGGTAGAGACTCTGCGCAGCGAGGGCTGTCCCGAACCCCCGTATTCAGCAAGCATGGTTGAACAGCGGATAGCCCTCGCCTGCAGTACCGTTGATCAGATGACGGGATGCTTCTTCGAGAAGAAGGAGGGTTACGTCATCACGATGGATGGCCACAGGCACGACACCCTGTTCTTGCCTGTTCCTCCCGTTTCTGTCGACGCCATCACGAGCGTCGTTGTCGACGCCGAGACACTCGATGCGGAATACTACGAAGTTCTGATGTCGGAAGTCCCCGACGGGCGATTCAATCCGAAACTGCGGCATCTAACAAGCACGTGGCCGATCGGTAAAAGTAACATCGTCATTACGGGTGACTTTGGCTTTGTGGAACCTGACGAATCCACTCCGCCGCTTATCATTAACCTGGTCACGCGGATTGCCGTCTGGAACTTGCCGAAGGTTGGCGACGTGGATGCACAACGGGCCTCGCAAATTGTGGAGGAATCACTCAAGGACTATCGGTATAAATTGGCTGATCCCTCTGCTATCGGTCGCGGGTTCTTCAGTGATCCGAAGATTGACAACCTGATTGCAATGTTCAAGAGGCCAGCCATGGGAGTGCTGTAGATATGGAATCACCTATCCCCGTCAATGTTCTTTATTGGACCATCGGTCTGCTTTGCGGTGTGCTGACAGCATACTTACCACGCATGTATCGCAGATTGACAACGCTTACAGCCGACGCGGCTGCACAAGGTCGCGATATCAAGACCGCTTTCCGCGATATTGGAGATAATCGCGAACGGATCGAGGCTTCCCAAAAGAATCACCGAGAGACCCTTCAGGTGATCGAGAAGATCGTTGACCAGAACAATTTTCTAATCCAGAGGATAACAGCCGGTGGCAACTAAGTTTCTACAGCGGCATCTGGAGACTCTCCACAGAAAACTTGGAGGCGATAAGACTGTCTCGTACATCACCTACGATGAGAGTGCCAAGGATAGTCTCACGGGTGACGTGAACGAGTCTGCCGCCTACGCCGCTACTCCCGTCTACCTCCCGGCATTGATTGACTTCAGCCCATCAGAAGCTATGCGCCAGAAGCTCGGCCTTGAGCTGGACTTTGACGCCACACTGAGTCTGACCACAGAGCAGCTTGACGAGAAGGGTATCTCTCTCAAGATCGGCGACGCTTTCATCCTCCCGGGCGAGACAGGCAAAAGCTATGTGACCAAAATCGTCCCGACGCATCAGGCGGGAAGTGTCTTCTTGATGCGCCTGGTTGCCGTATCGCGCAAGGTGGGGAGGCGCTGAGCAGTGGCTAAGTCGACTTGGGGTTTTGATAAAGCTGAAAGGCATTTTGATAATATGCCTTCCCTGATGAAACGGAATTTGAACCGCGCCACGAAGAGTGCTGCGATATCTATGAGAGACAGCATCATAAGAACCATCCGCGATGGGAGGCCTATGTGGCCACCTTTACTGGCAGCAACAATTGCGCGCAAGGGCAGCAGCAGTCCCCTGATAGAGCACGCCGACTTACTTAGGAGCATCACCTGTATTCCGGACGGCCCGTCACGCTTCTTTATCGGCGTGCCTCGCAATGTGAGGAACAGTGCCGGGGAATCACTCGTCAATATCGGGTTGGTTCACGAGTTCGGGACTCGGCATATCCCGGCACGCTCCTTCATCGCCACTACCTTTGAGGATAAGCGTAAAGACATATCTGACCGCTGGGGAAAAGCCGTCAAGGCTATTCTGAACGGAGAGACCTATGTCAGATAAACGTCATACGGTCGAGTCCCTTTACGACGTGTTCCAGGCGGTGCGCAATCATTACGCCGCCCTATTGTCCGATATCGTGTCCGATGATTCCGTCGGTCTGGCGTTCACCGATGAGAGGGGGAGGCTTGACCGTGATCGAGCGTTCCCGTCGGCGACCATCTATCTCTATGACGTCAGGTACGACAGTCGACGGCGCACTGGCGGCAAGGATACCGTTGCGGTTGCCAACGAGGACGGCTATACGGCGTCGGTGACCAAGACACCAGCACCGATCAATCTCTATTTCCAGTTCGATACCTACGCCGAAAAGCGGGATAATGATTGGCTTATGATGGAGAAGCTGGTGCCCTTGTTTGCCGATCGGCAGTCACGCATCACGGTGCCAGCAAATGAAGAGACCGGAGCCACCGAAAAACATCTCTACATGGTTCCGCAGTCTATCGATACGCTCAATGATATCACCAGTGACAATCTCTGGCGCAAGGCTTACCGCTTTCGACTGGAAGTATGGTTCCCGCACCCGGAAGCCGCACAGCAGAAGTACCTGGTACTGCAACGTCGCCTGAATATGATGGGACTTATCTGGACAATGGACGCGCCGCCTGAATAACGGGAGATCAGCATGGCATTCTACCTGAAGAATCTACATAAGACATTCGTGATGGTCACGGTGGGACAAGATAAGTTGACCATCCTGCCGGGAAAGATTACTGGCCCCTTCGATGATGAGGACATGACGCAGGACGTGATCTCCAAGGCTAACCGGCGAATCATCAATGTCTTTGTACCGGAAGAGACCACCGAGGACAAACGCCAAATCGAGCCGGAGCCCAATAAGGAGCCGGAAAACATAGAGGACGTGGAAACGGAAGAGCTTTAGCAAGCCACAGGAGGCATAAATGAGCAATCATCAGGTGGGAGTAAATCTCGTAGAAGGCCAGTCGGTATCACCGATCGCCGGTGTGACGACCGCCGTTGGCGCAATCATTGGGACTTTCGAGCGGGGTCCCCTGGACGTGGCCACCCTGGTGACCAGCATGTCACAATTTATGCTGCTATTCGGCAGCAAGCCCGCAGCCGGTTCGACATCCTGGTATTCGGTTGAGGCATACTTTGCCAAGACCGGCAGCGGTTCTCTCTACATCATCCGTGTGGCAAGCTCGACCGCAGCCAGCGCCGCACACACGTTCAAGGATCGGGGCAGCGGCACCCCGGCCGATGCGCTCAAGATCGAGGCCGCCAACGAAGGCGCCTGGGGCAATGACCTGGCCGTTCAGATCGAAGACAACGCGATCCTGACGACAACGCTGGCCGAAGATGCCGACGCAACGGACACCTCGGCCGTGCTCACGTCCATCGAGGGCCTCGAGGTTGGCTCGGATGTCTCGTTCTATAACGGTACGGACACTGAGTACATCCGGGTGATATCGATTGACCACGCAAACAACACCATCCACTGGACGGGCGGACTCACCAACGACTATACCACTGCCAACGGCGTGATCACCTCGCAGGAGTTCAAGCTGACCGTCAGTGTCAAAGCTGTTGAGGTTGAGGAATGGGCGGGGCTGTCGATAAATTCCGTCGTCTCCTTCTATGTCGAGAAGAAGGTCACCAGCGATTACATCCTTTGCACGGACGTACTCGAAGCGCCCACAAATACCTACGAAGACCAGCCGGTGGCGATTGCGGCCACAGCCTTGACGAGCGGCGCAGATGGTCTCGATGATGTCGAGGCTACGGACTACTCGGGTTCCCAGGCCGACAAGACCGGCGTGTTTGCCCTCGACGCTATTCCGGACGTGTTCCGTCTCGCCTGCCCGAATCCGCTTCTCACCGAGGCTGAGGCTGAGACCGCCTACATTGGTCTTGTACAGGCGCTGATCGATTACGTCAACGCTCGCGTTACCATGACGTACTACGCCGATATTCCGTATGCCAAGACAGTAGCGGAGGCGGTCACGTTTGCGCAGAACTTCGCCGGTCGCCGCCTCGTGTTCTTCTGGCCCTGGCTCAAGGTGATGAAGAACAGTCTGCCCGTCTGGCTGCCACCTTCGAGTTTCGTCCTGGGTGTGGCGGCCGAGAAGGACTATCGGCGGGGCGTACATAAGAACGTCGGCAACGAAACTGTCCCCTGCGCCATTGGTCTTGAGTACAACGTCTCACGCGCGGAGGGCGAGACGCTCAACAACGCCGGTGTGAACACTATCCGGAAGTTCCTACCCGGTGGTATCAAAACCTACGGCGGCCGCACGATGAGCACGCTGACGGCCTGGCGCTTCATCCACTTCTCTGAGCTGTGGAACTACATCGGCCGAAGCCTTGAAGTGGCGACCCAGGATATTCCTTTTGAGGTTCACGACGAGGTACTCTGGAAGTCGGTTATCCGGAGAGTGTCGGCCTTCCTCAGCAATGAACAGCGCAAGGGCGCCATTGGTGATTTCGCGGTGGTGATGGACGCTACCAACAACCCGCCGGATCAGGTCGCCCTTGGTATCGCCCAGGTTGATATCGAGTACGTGCCGGCGGCCACCGCCGAGAAGTTCGTCATCACGCTAACGAGCTCGCCGGCCGGATTGTCTGTGTCGGTATAGGAAGTGAACAGAGCAGCTAAAAGATAAGGAGATAGATCATGGCATACGCCGAGCCGGATGCGAATCCTGTCCTGACTTCCCTTTTCCGGGTGGAGATCGACGGCATTCAGTTGCAGTCATTCGCCGAGGCGAGAGTCAGCGGCGGCGACCTCAACAAGATGGAAGATCGCGACGGGACGGAGCCACCGGAGGTAAGAGAATCGTCTGGCCTCAGAAACCCCTGGGAGATCACGCTGGTGATGAAGGAGCGCGAAGGCGGGCGCGGTGACGTCCTGGCTCTGATTGTCATGGCGACAAACGGTTCCAAAGATCGCCGCAGCGTGGCCATCGTGACCCTTGATCACGACGGCGCTGAAGTCGGACGGCAATCCTTCCGCACCGCCTGGGTGGCCAGCCACGAGGAAACAGATCACAAGGCCGAGGATAAGGACACCCCGATCACGCATACCTTCGTGCTGTCGGCCAACGGGAGAACCGTGACATAGTGGGACTGCTTGACCTTCCTCAATCTATCATCCAGTATCTGAACGTGCTGGATCTCGAGAAGCTCAAGGCGTTTCGCTTTGCGGTGCAGATCGACGGCGATTTCACCGGCAAGGAGTTCGTCATCGGGTTTGCCGATGTCCAGGGTCTTGCCTCGGAGGTGGATGTCAAGACTGTTCGCGAGGGCGGATATCCGGGCATTCACAAGTTTCCCCGGAAGGCCAGACAGGGACCGCTCGTTCTCAAACGTGCCATGACGTTCAGCCGCGCCATGTTGGAATGGTACCTGGAAGTGCGGAATTGGACAAAGGGCAAGGACGACTATACCCGGTCGCTGTCGGTGTTCCTGCTGGACGCGGTGACCAAGCCGCTGGGAGAGGTTGTCTACGAGGTCTGGCGCTGGGACTTCTTCAGTGCCTGGCCGTCGAAATGGCAGGGGCCACGACTGAACGCTATGCAAGACAGCCTGGCGTTTGAATCGCTGACCATCGAGCATTCGGGCATTGCCGAGGC